AGAGAACTAGGTTCTGACATAGGAAGTGCTATAAGAAATAGAAATTTATTAACTGAAAGCATTGCATCAGACCCATTACCTATAAAATATGATATCTTAACTGGTAGACCTATTAAAGACCATGACTTTGTTACTCGTATGTTTAATGCAGTATCTCCAGTCAACTTTAATTTAGATTATTCTGTAGGTAGAGAAATGTTATTTGACAGTGGGTATGATATGAGAACTTCTACATACTCAGCTCCAGACGGTACAGATTTATCTGACAGTCCAAAAGTTAGATCAATGTTTCAGAAAGCTATAGGAGATCAAAACTTATTAGCTAAGTTTGATTCTATGGCACAAGAAGAATCTATAGCAGTGTCTATGGCAGAAATGAAATGGCACAAACGAAATGGTATGAAAGATGTTGACCCAAAATCATTCCCTCATTACAAACGAATTGCAAAAACGTTTGACCGAGCTAAGAAACGAGCTTGGGCAAGCATTAAAAAAGATAACGACGTCCAAAAATTGTTACTCGAAGAAAGAAATCAAAAATTAAAAAACGTAAAAGCAAACAGAGGCACAATAGACAAAATCCTGGAGATGCCTAAATAATCCACCCGTCAAATTATCCCATAGATAAATGGCGACAAAAACTGAAGAATTTTTAACAGGAACCGGTACTACTATCGGTTTCCAAACACAATACATAAATGAATCTGACATCAAAGTCAGAGTTGACGGAGGATCTCCTTTAACCTTTATAGGTACTACAGGAACTCCAACAACAGGACAATATAAAATAGCTGCTAACAGCACAACCATTACTTTTGGTGATAATCAAAACGGTAAAAGTCTACACATATATAGTGAGACAGATGTAAGTGGACCTACAGTAACCTTTACTCCCGGTTCATCTATCAAAGCTGCGGACTTAAATGCTTTAGAAACTTTAGTTAGACATGGTATTCAAGAAAGTAGAAACGACATCATTGAGCAGGACCTTAGAGACGGACAAGTTACATCTGCTAAAATATTAGATGGAACTATAGTTGATGCTGATATTTCAGGATCTGCTGCAATAGCAAATACAAAGATAGCTACTGGTTTATTACCTAGTGGTATCACAGTTAACTCAGCAAACATAGTCGACGATTCTATCGTCAATGCTGACGTAAGTCCAAGTGCAAATATACAAGGTTCTAAATTAGCTGACGATTCAATCGCAATGACTAAGTTAGGATCTGGAGCACTTCCTACAGATATAACTGTTTCTGGAGACAACGTAGTTAACAGAAGTATTAAAGAAGAAGATATAGAAGTAGGTACATTAGACAATAGGTATTACACAGAGACTGAGCTAGACGCCGGTCAACTAGATAATAGATACTACACAGAAGATGAGCTTCGTATTAATGGTGCTATTGATAGTAGATATTACACCGAAGCTGAATTAGATGCTGGACAGTTAGATAACAGATATTTTACTGAAGGTGAACTAAGTGGTGGTTCTCTAGATACTAGGTACTACACAGAAACTGAGCTAGATGCTGGTCAGTTAGACAATAGATACTTTACTGAATCTGAGCTTAACGGTGGTCAACTAAATAATTTATACTTTACAGAATCTGAAATAACTGGTGGTGCTGCTGATGGCAGATACTACACAGAAACTGAGCTAGACGCCGGTCAGTTAGACAACAGATATTTTACAGAAACTGAACTTACAGGTGGATCATTAGACGGAAGATACTACACAGAAACAGAAGCTGAAGCTTTATTCCTCAGACAGGATTCTTCAGAAACTATTGCTAGTGGAGTTACATGGTCTAACTCTGATACACACGTAGCTACAACTGCTGCGATCAACGCAAGAATCATTGACCTTGTTGATGATGTTGGTGGTTTTACAGTTATTGCAGACGAACTAAATTTTCCAGATACAAACCCACAGGGTTCTACAGGTCAGGCAGCGATATTAAGTATTGGTTCTTTGACTACTGGATATACTCGTACTGGAACTACTGTAACTATTGCTAACGGAACAGTTGCTCCCAATAACAGAACAGTAACTATTACTGGTGTTCCTATGGATCTGCCAAGTGGATTTGGTTTATTAGTTGAATCTACATCAACACTTGATACCTATACTTTTCACAGATTAGTTCCTAAAGCCACTGAAGTAACAACAGTTGCAACCAACATAACTAATATTGTGGCTGCCGGTATAAACGTAGCAGACATAAATAACTTTGCAGATCTATATCAAATAGCTGGAAACCCTCCTAATCAAAGAGTGGATGGTAATTCATTAGTTAGTGGTGATTTATGGTTTGATAATTCAAATGGTAACTTACGAGTATGGGACGGAACTACTTGGGCTATTATTACCCCTGCACAAAGTGTTCTTAACGATATTCAGATTGTTTCAGGTGCTATCACATATGCCGAAGATCTCGGATTAATTACAGACCCTGTTACTACAGGAAGTTCTAATGGTTCATTAGATATAGTTGCAGATGCTTTAGAAGATGAAGCAACATTTACTGTTACTGTTGCTGGTGGAAAGTTTTTACTAGACGGAACACAAGCCCCTACCCTTACACTACACAAAGGCTGGACTTATACATTTGATGTAAGTGATGCGTCTAATGCTACTCATCCATTACGATTCTATGCTGGTAGTTCTCAGTACTCAACTGGAGTTACTGTTACAGGTAATCAAGGTAGTTCTGGAGCAAAAGTACAGATTGTAATACCAGAGTCACAGCCAAGTAATTTCCAATATTATTGTACAAACCACAGTGGTATGGGTAACACCATAACTGTTGTAGAAGACCCAATTAAAGCTGTAGCTGATATTTCTTCTAGTGTTGTAACGGTTGGAGGTATAGCTTCTAACGTAACAGCAGTTGCCAATAATACATCTAACATTAATGCGGTACAAGCAAATGCATCAAACATTAACGCCGTACAAGCAAACTCTTCTAATATTAATGCTGCTGTTAGCAACGCATCAAATATTAATGCTGTTGTTGCCAACGCTACAAATATTAATACAGTAGCGGCTAATGACTCAAACGTTACTTCAGTAGCTGATAATACAAGCAATATTAACTCTGCGGTTTCTAATGCTTCAAACATTAACTCAGCAGTTTCCAACGCAACAAATATAAACACAGTTTCCGGTTCTATAGGTGACGTTAACAGGTATGCAAATGAATACAAGATTTCTAACACAGCACCCGGAAGTCCTAGTGCTGGTGATTTATGGTTTGACACAGCTAATAACACGTTAAAAAACTATAATGGAGCTGCATGGTTAGGTATTACATCTAACTCTGGAATACAAAACGTTTCTGATGACACATCTCCAGAACTAGCTGCTGCATTAGATTGCAATAACTTCAACCTTACAGAAGTAGCAACTATAAGCGGAAACAATTTACAACTCGATTTCGGTACACTTTAAATGGCAAAATTATTAAAATTAAGACGTGGCTCGACTACTGCGCACGCATCATTTACAGGTGCCGAAGGCGAAGTCACAATAGATACAACAAAAGATACAGCCGTCGTACATGATGGCGCACAAGCTGGTGGTAGACCACTAGCAAGAGAAGATATGTCAAACGTATCTTCAGCTTCAATAGCAGGACAATTAGGTACAGATTCCATAGCAACAACTAAGATTGCTGCTGGAGCTTTACCAACAGACGTAACCGTAGCAAGTGCAAACATAGTTGACGGAACTATCGTAAACGCAGACGTTAACGCATCTGCTGCAATAGCTGGAACTAAGATAGCTCCTGATTTTGGAAGTCAAAATATAACTACAACAGGAACTATAGGTTCATCTGGTGATATAACCATAACCAATGATATTCCTAGAATTAACTTTGTTGATTCAGGAGATAACCCAGATTGGGAAATTGGTAATATCAACGGTGCTTTCAGATTTAGAGATACGACTAATTCTGCAACATGGATGCAAATTAATACAGACGGTCACGTTGATATAAATGGCAACCTAGACGTTGGTGCTGGTGTTGACGTAACAGGCGATATTACCGCAACTGGAAATGTAAGTGCAACTGGTGATATGTCAGTATCAGGAGGTGATCTAAGAATATATGGTACACAACCCGGACTTCATCTTACTGATACTGATAACAATGACGATTTCCTTATTTACAACAATAATGGAACCTTTAAAATATATGATTCTTCAGACGGTGTTGACAGATTTAAAATAAACTCTGCTGGTACTTGTGTTGCAACGGGCAACCTAGACGTTGGTGCTGGTCTTGACGTAACAGGCGAAATAACATCGACAGGTACTAATAGCATAAACACTTCTGTAGACCAGAAAATAATATTGGAAGGTTCAAGTTCTCCTTACATAAGATGGAGAGAAGGTACAACAGATAAAGCCTATATTCAATGGCATACAGCAGGATTTTTTGATTTAGTTAATCAAGAAACTGGCGAATATATGCGAATTGGTAACGGTTCTAGTGGTCTTAGATTTAACCACGATGGGACAGATAGTACTGTCTGGCACTCTGGTAATGACGGTTCTGGTTCTGGGTTAGACGCTGATACTTTAGATGGTGTACAAGGTTCAAACTATGCACAAAAAACAGGAGCTACTTGTACTGGAGATTTCACATTCTCTGGTGGATCTGGTGCTGTAACTATCGCTGGTGCTAGTGATATAAGATTAAATGATGGTACTTGGACAGGTAATAACACCCAAGCTAAGATACAGGGTCATAGTGCTAGTTTGTATCTTGTTTACCCAGATGCAGGGTCTTGTCATATAAGAGACAGTGCTGGAAATAATAATTTTACAGTAGATTCTTCTGGTAACTGCACTGCTATTGGTAACGTAACAGCTTACTCTGACGCAAGACTAAAAACAGACGTAAATACTATCAACGATGCTCTTGGTATCGTAGGAAAACTACGTGGTGTTTCTTATAAATGGATTGCTACAGATAAACCTTCTATTGGTGTTATTGCACAGGAAGTAGAAGAAGTAATACCAGAAGTAGTTTTAACTAATGTAAACACTGACCCTGAAACAGGAGAGACAACAGAAGTCAAATCAGTTGACTACGGAAAAATAGTAGGCGTACTTATAAACGCAATAAACGAATTAAAAGCAGAAGTAGACGAGCTCAAAGGAGGTAAATAATGGCTATCAAAAGTTCCGGCAGTCTCAGCATGACTGAGATTGTCGATGAATTTGGTGGGTCAGTTCCCCACTCTTTATCTGAATACTATAGAAATGGTGGAGCAGTTCCCGGAAACAACACTAACGTGCCAACTTCTGGAACTATTTCCATGAGTAATTTCTATAACGCTGTTAATGAAATACAAGTAACAGTATCAAGTAGTTCTACTAACTATCAAACTTCAAATGCTTTTGGTAGTAACTGGACAACAGCCGTGCCAAAACGTTTAACTATTAATAGTGGTGTAACCCTTGGTAGTTCTAACGGCAACCCAGCTATGGTTATTGAAGGAAGTATGGGCGGTACTTTAATCGTTCATAACTCTGGAAATATTCATGGTACTGGAGGAGCTGGTAGTGGTAGTGGTAATGGAGGTAATGCAGGACCAGCCGTAAGATCAGATCAAAACGGTAATATCACTTTCTACAATAACGCTGGCGGTCAGGTTTATGCTGGCGGCGGCGGTGGCGGTAAAGGTGGTACTGGAGGTACTGCTGGTACTGGAGGAGCTGGAGGTTCTGGAGGTGCTGGTACCTACACACAATCTGGTGGCTATACAGGACAATGGACTTTCGGTTATGGATGTCACTACTATAATGGCGTAGCTCGAGTCGGGTTTGGTAATACCAATAGAGATGCTTGTATATGTAGTCTTAACCAACAATTTAACTCAGGAGCTACTGGATATTCTTATAGTGGTTCTCAATCCCAATCACTCTTTATTAGAGGAAGATTCCGTCACGGACAAACACAATTAACCTGTCACTATCAATTTAACAGTACTGGTGGTTCAGGTGGAAGTGGTGGTTCTGGTGGTTCAGGTGGATCCGGAGGATCTGGTGGTAACGGACAAGGTTATAACCAATCAAGACAAAATGGTTCAGGCGGTGCTGGCGGAAATGCAGGAGCTGGCGGTTCTTCTGGAGCTGGCGGTGGAACAAACGCTGGTTCAGGCGGAAACGGTGGACAAGGCGGAACTGGAGGTACTGGAGGATCTGGCGGAAACGGCGGAGACTGGGGTCAAACCGGAAACGGCGGAGCTACTGGAAATGCAGGAGCTACTGGAAATACAGGAGGTTCTGGAAGTAACGGTACTTCTGGTAATGGTTCAAGTGGTTCTGGCGGATCTGGCGGTTCAAGTGGTTCTGGCGGTTATAACGGTGGAGCTACATCCTATTACGTACAAAATCGTGGCTACGTAACATTTCACAATTCAGGCTCAGTAGCCGGAAGTTAATTATGAATTACAAAATAACAGGAGTATCTACTACTCTATTAAAAGTAGAATATGACGACGGTTCATGGGCAGAAATTCCCGTAAATCAAAGTTTTCAAAAGGCAGATTATCTAGAACAAATATATAATTTTTCAAGCGATGCTAGAAATATTGTAGCGGTTACTGATAACCCAATGAAAATTGGAGATGAAGGTGTTGTAGGTGAAGGTTTTGATAATACACCTAGTGAAGAACCTACGTACTCTTGGAAAGATGTTAGAAGGTATGCTTATCCAGACTTAGAAAATCAATTAGAAGCATGGTCTGACCACTATGCAGGAGACAGTACAAAACTAGATCTTGTAAAAAGTCATGTTGCAATGGTTAAAGAGTTAATTCCTAAAGAAGAAAACCAAGATAAGCATTGGACCTTCGATCAGAAAGAGGCAAAAATAGCAGAGATAGAAGCGGATTCAAGGAGCTTCAATAATGGAACTCACTCCTAAAGAAAAAATGGATATTTGTTACGACTGTGAAAAACTAAACAAAGCAAGATTTTGTAAACGATGTAAATGTTTTATGCCTATTAAAACAAAAATACCTTTTATGCATTGTCCTGACAAGAAATGGTAGAAATACCAACAATGGTTATTCCTTCAGTTAAAAAAATAGAAACAATATCCATACCTTTGCCTACAGCAGACGTTCCTTTCTATACTCCTATGGTTGTACCTCCAAGTGATTTGGAAGCAGAAGAGGAGATAGAAGGAGAAGCGTCAGAAGAAACAGATAAAACAGTACCTCAACCGGGAATGACAAAATTTGACATACCCGGAACAAATATAGAAGTACCAGTTCCTGAGACTGAGATCTTAGTAACTGCAACAACAACTGCGGTTGTTTCTGTGGCTGCCACCCTTACAGCTACAGCAGCTTTTAAGTGGGCTGTGACTGCACTTAAGCCAATACTAAAAACAACATGGAAGAAGATAAGTCAGTCAAAGAAAAAGGGTTCTTCGGAAAAGTAAAAGATATAGCTGAAGACAAAGAACATCAAATAGAATTTCTTGGAACTGTAGTAAGATTAGGCGTTGTTGTCTGGTCTGGATTCATTATTACAATGAACTACGTTGAGATACCTATGGTGAAGAAATCTGGTAACTCAGATATCACTTTCGTCGCCAGCGTATTTACGGGAGCACTCGCAACATTCGGTTTGACGACTGGAAAAAACGGCAATGGTAAAACACCAACAAATTGCCCGATGAATAAACCAAAACCAAAAGTATGAAAAAACTAATCATACTCTTAGCAATGTTATCACCCGTCATAGCAAGAGCTAATACCGTCACTCCTCAGTTTACTACAGGAAATATGACGTCCACAACTGTGACTACTCAGACTATAAAAGAAGTCTCAAAAAAGGAAGTCATGGGATCTGCGGTAAATACTTGGTCCGGTAGTAATGTAACTGCTTCAGCAGATATAGCCGGTACTGGTACAACATTCTCAATTAAAGATGACACTAAAGCTTGGCAGTTGGAAACAACTACTAGAGCTGCTGGAATTATAGAAAAATGGGATATAACCACAGACTATACAATAAACTCCACTACAAATTCCTTCTCTGTCTTCTCACAGTAGGCAGTCCGGTATTTGCTGAAGGAGATACCAATAATAATAGTAACCCTGTGGCAGCAGCCACTGGAAACGTTACAAATCAAGCCGTCCAATTTCAAAATAACGGAGCACCATCGAGACAACAATTTTCTCCCGGGAACTCTTGTAATGGTAGCACTATGACGTTTAGTCCATTTTATATGGGTAACGATGTAGAGCCACAGACTGAAGACGGTTATGTAATAAATGAGAACTGGGGATTTCAAATTAATTTCTCAGTTCCTTTAAATAGAGAGTTGACTGAACAATGCCAGCGCATAGGTGCGTTGCATGAACGAAATATGAAACTCTCACAAGAAATGACTCGTGCGCTGAAATGCGCCGAATTACACAGGAAAGGTTTCACCTTCCGACCCCTGACAAATGGCGCAAAGCTGTGCCAAGACGTCATACCTATCCAATTAACTAAACAAGAAAATGTTAGCAATCCTTAAACCATTCGTGCTCAGTGCACTCAAGTCACCTAAATTCAAGACTTTTGTCATTGAATTATTAGAAAAGCTAGTAGAGCAGAGTGATAACGAATTGGACGACAAAGCCCTAGCCATGGTTAAAAAAGGTCTAGGTCTATAACAATGGATAAACAACCACCCGAACACTTAGATTTATTCCCCACACCAGTCACTAAATATGATCTATCTTTTTTGGATTTAGATAAAATATTTAAAATTATAAAACAAGTTGATGTTAAACCCCATGGTCTAATTGGGGCTTCTGATTCTAGCTATGGTTTATATTTATCTATTTTGTATGATGACCAACTAAGTTTTTTAAAGAAGGAGTTAGATAACTGTCTTCAAGAGTATAGACAAAGAGTTGGATTACAAGATGTAGAGATTGCTAATAGTTGGTTTAATAATATGGCAACTGGTACAAGTACTCAGCTTCATAGACATGAGGGCAGTGTAATCAGTGGTGCTTTTTATCTTAAAATTGATGATAAGAGCGTACCTCTAAGATTTAAAAGTCCTGTACATCCCTATAAAATGCTTGATATTTTTAAAAAACCTACTAAATATGGTTGTCCGTTCTTTGAACTTACACCTATTAGTGGTCAATTAGTTTTATTTCCTAGCTGGCTTGAGCATGAAACAGCTCCTGAATGTGGTGAACGTGTGGTTATATCCTTTAATACTTTTTATAAACAACATGAAAAAGAAAGCAACTGAAGATCAATTTAATGAGTTGCATAATCTAGTTACTAAAGAGTTTCTTACCCGTATAAAAGCAGGCGAAGCAACTACACAGGACTTAAAAGCAGCTTGTGATTGGTTGAAAACTAATGATATTAGCGGAGTTGCTTATAACGGTAATCCTTTAGAAAAACTAGCAAAGGTTATGCCAACCATTGATCCAGAATTAGTACAGGCTAAGCTCTATGGCAAAAACCTCTGAATACTATAATTCCAACCCAAAAGCTAAGTCTGTTAGACTTAAGCAACAAAAAAAATACAACAAAACCAAAAAGGGTTTAGCCCTACGTGTTAATGCAAATAAACTTAATCGAAAACTTGGTACCTACGGAAATGGTGACGGGAAAGACGCTGCTCACTATAAGGGGAGTACTACCAAGGGAAGACTTCAGAGTCCATCCGAAAACAGAAAAAGCAGACTCAAAATACGTAAATGACCCCTCTACTACCTAGTCCAAAACATTACTTACACAACTTAATAACCATGACAAGTTCAGATTCTAAACGGCTCTGGAGAAGAGCAGTAAAAGAGCACTTCAAATGTACATGTGTTTATTGCGGAAAAACTTATGATTTTAATGAACTTACACTCGATCATGTTAAACCTCGTAGCAAAGGTGGTCAGGATCTTACAAGAAATGTTGTCTGTGCGTGCAGACAATGTAATCAGGACAAAGGTAGTAGCGATTGGCTTGGATGGATGCGAAAAGCATTTGGACTACAGCCACTTAGAGAACTAATTATTAAACAACACATTATTAAAGGAACTTAAAAACCATGGCAGCAAAAGACGAAATGCGTCGCAAGATACAAAAATCACAGAACGCACTAAGAGAAAAAAAGAAAAAGGAAAGAGAAGAAAAGCTTGCAAATAGAGTTACTAAAAATCCTTTCCATAGAAAACATGGAACCAACGCTGAAAAAAAACGTATTAACCAGTTAAGTCATTTATCTGACAAAGAAAAGAAAAACAAGATTAAGAACTTAAACGTACCTAATAAAGATAAAAAGAAAATAAATTCAGGAAAGAAAGAATACACAAAAGCTCAGCTATTAGCTAAGAAGAACATCAAAGAACATGGTGGTACAGCTAAAGCCGCAGCAGCTAACAAGGCAGCTATGAAGCTTAAGATTAAGAAAGCTTACATGGCTAAGAAAAAAAAGAAGTAATTTAAAACTATGGTCGCTAAACAACTTATAACTAAAGGCGTTAAAGGAGTGGTAGAAGCTATTGCTCCTGTAGCTAAAGAATTAACCGGTGGCGATCTAGCTTTAAAAGCAGCAGTGGACGCTGACCCTAAAGTTATGGCTATTAGGGCAGCTAAAGCTGACTATGGAGCACGTAAACCCGGTAGTGCTGTTAGAGCACAGAGAGCTACAAAAACATTAGGTCCTAGATCAATTATTGCTAGTGCACCTAATAAAATGTTAAAAGCATACCCTAACAAAAAAGATGAAATAAATTTGTGGATGCGTAATGCTTACACTTATGCAAGAAAAAATGGTAGTCTAGAAGGGTACGATAATTACAAAGGACCAGACGGAAGATTATGGAGACCTAAACCTAGTCAAAGTGCTTTTGAAGGTCTTAAATTAAAAGGAGATGACAAAGTTGCTAGAGCTGCTACTATAAAACGAAGAACTAGCAAAGAAAATCCTTGGACTAACGAAGACATGCGTGATGATATTTATGGAGCACTGTTAAAAGTAGGTAAAGAACATCTTTTTGACAAGTTACTTAAAATAATGCAGAGTGACCATAAAAACAAAATGGCTAAATTAGGTGGTCAAACAAAAGGTCATTTTATTTCTATGAAAAATGGTGGTCTAGACGTAGCAGAAAATTTTGGACCACAACGAGGTAAAAGTTTAAAAATACGTAAAGGCGACAGATTTGAAATAGATCCCGGTAATTATGCAGAAAAAGAATTTAGTACTACTGGATCTGGAGCTGGTAAAGGTATAGATAACTGGGACGATTACGTCCGTATAAAGCTCTCACAGCTCGAAGGATAATTTTATATACATTTCTATATGACAGACGTTTTAACGTCCTTACAGGGCGATTTCAAGCTGTTTCTGCAAGCATTATGGGAGCAGCTTGACTTGCCTTCACCTACGAGGGCACAATACGCCATTGCAGACTACTTACAGCACGGACCAAAACGACTACAGATCCAAGCCTTCCGAGGAGTCGGAAAAAGTTGGATTACTGGAGCGTTTGTGTTGTGGACTCTGTTCAATGACGCAGAAAAAAAGATAATGATTATATCAGCTTCTAAGGAAAGAGCTGATAACATGTCTATATTTTTACAAAAACTAATAATAGAGACACCATGGCTAAAACATCTACAACCAAAGAGCGACGACGCGAGATGGTCAAGAATTTCCTTCGACGTACTATGCGCTCCTCATCAGGCACCATCAGTCAAAAGTGTTGGTATTACTGGTCAGTTAACGGGAAGTCGAGCAGATCTAATGATTCTGGACGACATAGAGGTTCCCGGGAACAGCATGACGGAGCTGATGCGTGAAAAGCTTCTTCAACTTTGTACGGAAGCCGAATCAATCCTTACGCCGGAAAACGATAGCCGTATTATGTATCTCGGGACTCCTCAGACTACTTTTACTATTTATCGTAAGCTGGCAAGCAGGAATTACAGACCGTTTGTTTGGACCGCAAGATACCCAAAAGACAATACACAATACGAAGGACTACTAGCACCACAATTACAAGAGGACATAGATAATGGAGCTTTACCGCTTACTTGCACTGACCCTGATCGTTTTGATGACGATGACTTGGTGGAAAGAGAAGCGTCAATGGGACGAAGTAACTTCGCGTTACAGTTCATGCTCGACACTTCCCTATCTGACGCTGAAAAGTTTCCCCTCAAAATGTCTGATCTTATTATTACAAGTGTTAATCCTACTAAAGCACCCGACAACATCATATGGTGCTCAGATCCCAGAAACGTCCTTAAAGACCTTCCAACAGTCGGTCTGCCGGGAGATTACTTCTACTCACCTATGCAAATACAAGGAGAGTGGACTGACTACCAAGAAACCATCTGCTCAGTTGACCCCTCAGGAAGAGGAGCCGATGAAACAGCAGCCGCCTACATCTCGCAAAAGAATGGCTTTCTATATGTACACGAAATGCGTGCCTACAGGGATGGGTATTCCGACAACACCTTGTTGGACATACTAAGAGGTTGTAAAAAATACAACGTTAATACAATGGTTATCGAATCTAACTTCGGTGATGGTATTGTAGCGGAACTGTTTAAAAAACATATACAACAAACTAAACAACGAATACTCGTAGAGGAAGTTAGAGCTAATGTTAGAAAAGAAGACAGGATTATTGATACTCTCGAGCCTATTCTTAATCAACACCGTCTTGTTGTTGATAGGTCTCTCGTTGAATGGGACTATAACTCCAACCAATCCGCAGCACCAGAAGAACGGCTTTTATACATGCTGTTCTACCAAATGAGTCGGATGTGTAGACAGAAATACGCTGTTAAACACGACGATAGACTCGATTGTCTAGCGCAAGGAGTGAAATACTTCCTAGATGCCTTCGGTATCTCAGCTAGGGAACAGATCAAGCTAAAGAAAAGAGAAGAGTGGGAAGATATGCTAGAATCCTTTGTAGACGATCCTCAGTCCGCTACTAACCATTTAGTAATGGGTATGTCTGTAGACCAACGTAGAGAGGCAAGAGGTAAAAATACAAACAAGACTATAACTTGGTTTTAGTCGAGTGCATCCTAATAGGGGAGAGAAGGGTGGACTCTCCCTCTAAAATACTATTAGCTGGATATGAATGAAACATATCACCTCTAATTACTACCACTAACTACTTTAACTATATGAAAGATAAATTACATATCAATCACTTTAAAGAGCTATATAAGAGTCTAAAGACTCCTTTCCCACCTATTAACTGGTTAATACTAGGTATGTTGGTAGGGTTAGAGCAACGATGGGTTAATCTAAAAGCAGAACAGACTGTCGATATGGCTATAGATGAGTATATGGCTGAGCATGATGAGACTGTGTATAAAGCAGTTGTCGAAGAGTGCGAAGATGGGTTTACCATAGGGTACTTCCCAGAAAATGACAAAAATGTCTGAGGTGTATTATATATACACGACGGCGGCAGTTTCCCCCATGGTGGGTCGCTCTTTCTAACGAGCGCGGACGCCTGCGTTAATTGATCGCGTACGAGTCCAATGCGAGTCCAACCGCTCGCTTCGCTCGCTCCAACCCAGTGATAGCAAGGGTTCTCATGGCATGTAGTACTGTCCAAGAGACAGCACTGCTGGTCGTGGAGCGAGGCGCAGCCGAGCGGAAGCTATACATTCGCGACATGCACGAGACGCGATCTGTTGCCAAGCTGAGACCAGTGAGACAACAGTAATATACTACGTAGTAGTTATATACTGTTAGCATTTGCTGACAAAGCTTGACCTATTGACAAACAAGGGTTTATACTGGATACATGGCTAGAGTTGTTTACGTTATGTTATATATCTCTCCCTTTAGGGTGAGAGAGATAATATAACTTAACTACAACTCTCCATCACTGTTCACTTACAATTTCAAATTATGTTCACTTCAATCCCTGCTGACCGTACTTCAACTGCTGTTGAAGCTATCAACGTTAACCCATTCACTAAGGTTGTTAACCTTAGGTTCACCAATGGCTATGAGTACAAGTACTCCAACGTTAGCAGAGCTAAGATTGTAAATCTTATGATCAACCCTAACATGTCCTTCGGATTCTGGGTACAAGATCTTAGCAAGAACGCAGTCAGAGCTCTTAGTTACCTAAGAGGTAACACAGTTGCTACTGGCAAGCTATGCTATGAGCAAACTGGTTGCACTAACGACGAGTTCGCACCACTACCTTTCTAGGTAGTCACTGCGTCTGGGTCTTTACTTGCGGTTCAACTCCGCAAGGACGCTCTAACCCTTTAGGGTTAATCATCCATCTAACTTTCATCCTGTCATGCTAGTCCACATCACTAAAAAATCAAGCAATGCTAAGACTGGCAGTATGCCAGTTACAACTACCGAGGAATCATCATGCCCGTCAACATGTCCACACCTACAGTCAGGAGGTTGCTACGCAAAATCCGGTCCTGTCTCTTGGCATTGGAAAAAAGTCAGCAACGGTCTACGTGGTGGTACTTGGGATGAGCTTACAACTTACGTTAGTAAGTTAGACAAGGGTCAGCTCTGGCGTCACAACCAAGCTGGCGACCTTGGTTATACCAAGGCACAAGGACGTGAGTACATCAGGCTTGACTTACTTAAGTCATTGGTCGATGCTAACAAATCCAGTGGTGCCAAGGGTTACACCTACACACACCACCAGCTACATACCCACAACCTCGAGGCTGTCAAGTACAGTAACCGCAATGGTTTTACCATCAACGCCTCATGCGATAGCATGCAAGCCGCAGATGACGCGATAGCCGCCGGTATCCCTGCCGTATGTGTTGTTGACAATAGTCAACCAGTACCAGCAAGGACGCCAGCAGGCACAAAGGTTGTAGTATGTCCAGCTCAAACACGCGACACTAATTGCAAGGACTGCGGTTTATGCCAACAGTCTAAGCGCACATGTGTTGTTGCTTTCTTATCACATGGAAGCAGAGCTAAAAAAGTTAATCAATCATTGGAGGCTATCAAGTGAAGAAACATTTATATGTTATCTACAAAGATGATAACACAGACTGTAGTCATATCAATGACTTGACCCATGCTAACTTAATAAGTAAGGGTTACATTGTTAGACATTCAGAGGCAGGCTATACTTCAACACGTGTTGAGTATGAAAAGTAGTTAAGTTACTTTTAAAAATATAATTAAATAATCCCGAGATCCCTTGCTATGACTGGGATCTTTTTCTTTTTTAAATTTTCACAAGCACACAATCATCACAATCAAGGACGCCACAATCATACACACTCATGAACACAATCATCACAAGCATGGACGCAGGGACGCAGACTAAACCTAAATCTAAACACAAGGACATACCCAAATACCCAGAACCAGATGGAGACCCATCATATTAAGAGTTGTTACAATATTACATGGACGTAACCATTACCAATTAGACTACTAACAGTTCATTCACCCACTATGACTTTTCAATTCGGACCAATACCCGACCCAGACAAGGACGGCATCATGGAAGTACACCATTACAGGCGTGCAGTCGATGACTATGACAGGGACGGAGCACTCATGGACAGCCCAATGCTCAAGCACTGGTTTGTTATCAACGTATGCGATGTCATACTAGGCGAGGACGCAATGTACGAACGCTCACCTCGTGATCTATTTGAAAAGCTTCAAGAGATCAGTACATCACATCAAGAGTACATAGATCTCATGGACATCAAGGACGCTCAAGAAGCTGACGAACTATTCAACCCTAACCCATTAACAGCATGACTAACGAATACGAGATACGTGTCACACAGACATGCAGAGACTATTATCATGTAATAGCTGATAATCCCAAAGACGCAGAACAGCAACTTTGGTTAGCATTAAGAACTGGCACCTTTGACAGGGTTAAACTTGATGACTCTCATGACCATTCACCTACAATAGATTATACTGTAGCATTATCACCCGAAGGAGAACCTATCTTATGACTGAGTACGATGACCTCATGCAACAGGCAGAGGAACATAACAAAAAGATGCACCGTACCAAGGACATCAACGTTGCTGACTGTCTCACATACCAAGACAGGGATGCAATAGCACAGATCATAGACAAACGTGTTGCAAAGGAATATGGTACAATGTATCCATTCCATTGGCAATTCTCATGCGAGGGTCACTTCATATGTTAAGCTTCCAACCAATTACTTCACACACACGTGTCTCACGCAGTCATGGTGACGCACTACAGTGTCCACATTGTCATTATGTGCAGTCTGTCTACCATCTTGCATGGGTAGCCATGACATGCTCACATTGCAAGACAATGGTCAATAAAGAGGATTTCACCATACTTAAGCCAATTAAGTCCTCTCAGGATCGCCCAGAAGGTGCCTCTTTCGCTACTTGTGATATATAGGTACCCCATGATCTACAAAATTGACTACTGCATCAGGGGTAAGCCCGAAGACAAGTCTTACTTGTTTACATGGGCAGGAGATGACGAAGATGCAGCTTACTATGCTCTTGATTGGGTAGTAGCTCACGATTACAGTTTATTAAACGTTACACAGATACATTTAAAATGAAACGCAAGTATTACCCAAACAACTGGGAAGCTATAAAACAATGCCCACCATCATATTTCCCTGCTATGTCTTACGAAGATTTCAAAGATTGGAAGATTTACGGGTATCAACTACCCAGCTCTCACTTTGGTATCATTAGAATAGAACACAGGGACACAGGTAAGATTGAAGAGTTTACATACAAATCTGAGTATCATACTAAACAGAAACTAAAGAAAGAGATTGGTAACAATACACACATAACATTAGCTACGGATTTAGGTGTCTATCACCTTATCCCAAATCCACTTAACATTGACTTCAACAATCCAGATGACAAAGAAAACATTTGAACGTAGGTATCAACAGTTAAAACTTCTTGTTGATAACCACCCACACAAGGACGAACTCATTGCTATAATGCAAGAGCAAGTAAAAGACGACAACTAAACTACAAACAAATGCTCACAGACAAACAGATTGAAGATCAGCGAGAGTTCGAGCGTAGACAAATACAAGGAGGCAAGGCAAGGTTATATTCTAACACTAAAAAGTTAGAAGAAAAGACTTATGCTTCTGCCACTATCTATGGCTCATCATGTGTTAGCTCCATATTGCCTGATCTTATTGCATTTATAGATAGTAAAAAAGAGAAGTACAAACGAATAGCAGGAGCACATCAAGTCATTGTTCACAAGGATATCCGG